GTCTCCTTAACTTCATGTGGGTACATAAAATTAGAAGGAAACAGTAGTATATCACCCGTTTTTAACTTAATTTCCTCTCCTCTGCAATAGAATTCAGAGCCCTCGTAGTCTTCATTTAAGTTGGCTACAATAGATACTAGGGGCACCCCTTTCATTTGACCATCAAATATACTGTGTATATGATCATAGTGTTCTCTCATCATAGTCCCTACTTGATATCTATTAAAACGTATAGGACTAAACTTTGTGAGCCATGGTCCTTGAGTCTTTTCTCCTGGCCAACTGTGCTTCTCTTGATATTTATTTAATGCCTCTATTAGAAAAGGTGTAATCTTTGCTTGTTGTTCTTTTGTGCAAGCCATAACATCTAATTCTTTTGTGGGTTCTGATTCAAAAGTTCCCGCAGCATAATTATTCCATTTATGTTTTTCCCATATCTTTGTGTTGCATTCATCTACCAATGCCTCACATAGTTCTTTTGGTATGGTATTTACTACCATTATATAATCTTTAATTGTGCTCATTCATCATCCTCCTTATATCTAAATGTGTTAAAGCTTGTTCTGATCCTAATGCATCTATACTAAATGTATTAAAAGATATACTAATTCTATCTTCATCTCCTTGGTTTATAGGCACACTATGTTTTAGTGATGATGGAAATAATATTAGCTCACCTGGTTTACATGGCAACATAAAAGACTCTGAATTTACATGATTATATTTTACAGGATTTAATTTAACACCATCTTGATTTGTTTTTGCAAATTGTATTGGTGGTAGTTTTTCGTTTATTTGAAAATACATTACACCAGATATAATACTATTTGGATGCACATGTTCATGATGTCTAGATCCTTTTGGATTTCTATTTGCCCAACACTGTGTAATTATTAATCTTTGTTTTGATTGTAAAACATTTGTCGTAAATTTATTTACAGATTCTCCTAAAAAATTTTTTATATTTTTTAATTTTTCTTGACGCAACAAATACGAATCATCTGATCTATAATTACCGTTACCTGTTTGTTGACGATAACTAAGAGTTTTTAAATACGTTAACTCTTCATCAATTGGTTCTTTATATGGTACAATTAATAAAGGCGTTGGAAACAATTGCAATAATTCTTCTTTCATGTTGTAGGATAATACTATATTTTATTAAGCTTGTAAACCACCATGTGAGTCTGAAGTTCCTACAAGACCTCTTCTAGCTGCTGTTAAATCACCAAAATCTGCAGCATCACCTGTGCTAGCTATTGTAATAAAATCAATTACATTACTATCTGAAGGAGCTTGTCCACCTGCAAATATACCAGTTGTGCTATCTGATGCAGAGGCTAAATTTAATCTAGTGACTGTTAAATCACCAAAATCTGTTGTGCCACTTGTGGAAGCAATAGTTATGTACTCAATGATATTAATAGCAGTTGGTGTTCCATCACCATCTCCTCCAGCTATAATTCCTCTTGTTGAAGAAGAAAGACCTGTGGCCTCTGTTCTAGTTCCACTTAAATCACCAAAATCTGTTACGTTGCTAGTTGAAGATATGGTTATATATTCCATGGTATTAACAAGATAAGGAGAGGCTGCTTTTGTTCCACCTGCAAAAACTCCTCTAGTGCTGCTAGCCATACCCGCCATACTTTGACGTCCTTCACTTAAATCACCAAAGTCTGTTGCATTACCAACACTAGCCATTGTAATGTATTGTATTACATTAGTTTGTGTTGGTGAAACATGACCTCCAGCAAATATACCTCTAGTTGTGCTACCAACAACTCCACTTTGTGGATCATATGATGCTGCTAATAAATCACCAAAATCAGAATCGTTTCCTTGGGAAACAAACTCAACAGATCTAATTTCATTTGTGTAATCAGACGAATATCCTCCAGCGGTTATAGAACGAGTTAAACTAGATGCACTACTCATAGATCTCATGCCCGTTGCTAAAGTTCCAAAGCTAGAAGAATTACCTTGTGTTTTTATTGTAGTTAAATCTATAGAAGTTGACACTGAAGGGTTTTGACCCCCACTAAACAAAGCTCTCCCTGATCCAGGCATATAGGTTACTGATGGTCTTTGAATATCTCCTAATGTTAATCCACCATGACCATTAGAGTAACCTGCACCACCTCTTCTTTGAGTTTGAAGATCTCCAAAATCACTCGCATTACCTGCTGTAGCAATAGTAATAAAATCTATGACATTTAAGTCCCCTGTATCATAGCCACCTGCAAACACTCCTCTAGTTTGATTCGATGCTCTCATACCATAAGTTCCTCTTGCTACACTTAAATCTCCAAAATTTGTGGCATTTCCTGTTGATGATATTGTTACATGCCCCATCGTATCTGTTTGTGAAGGAGTAAATCCTCCAGCAGTTACGTTTCTAGTTGTAGAAGAAACATCAGCAGCAGAGTGTCTTGCTGCTTGTAAATCTCCAAAATCTGTTGCATTTCCAGTTGAAGCAGTAGTTATAAATTGTATTACATTTGAAGGGTTAGCTCCATCATAGCCTCCTGACATAATCATTCTAGTGTTAGATCCTGCGCCACTTGCATTTGCGAGGCTTACTGCCATGTCACCAAAGTCAGTTGAATTTCCCAATGTTGCATAAGTTACAAAGTCTATATAATTTTCAACAGATGGAGCAAAACCACCTGCAGCAATACCTCTAGTATTATTTCCATGTGCCGCACAACCTCTTCTATTTGTGCCAGTTAAAGTTCCAAATACAGCCGCATTGCCTTGTGTGCTAAATTGAAAATAATTAATTGTGCTTGATGCACCACTACCTCCAAGTATTAAACATCTAAGTGCACTAGCTGCAGCGCCATTAATATCATGTCTAGCTTGAACTAAGTCTCCAAAATCTGATGCATTACCTAAATTAGATATTTGATAAGTCTCTGCACTATTTAATGAAGATGGACTCTCTCCTCCTGCAACAATAGCTGTGTCTCCTCTAGACCAGTTATCATTTCTTATTTTTTTATAAACTTCTTTTACATCCCAAATTTTTCCTGAATTAGACATTACTGTAAACCTCCGTGACCATTAGATCCTGTTGGACCTGTTGTTGCTGTTGGCAAGTCTCCAAAATCTGTTGCATTACCAGTTGAACCTATTGTAACATAATCTATAACATTTGAGTAACTTGGAGTTGCACCTCCTGAAAAAGTTGCTCTAGTATTATTACTACCACCTCCACTCATAGTTCTAGCAACAGTTAAATTACCAAAGTCGGTTGCATTACCTAATGTTGCTATTGTAACATAATCTATGACGTCAGAGGGTCCTGGCGCTCCTCCTGAAAAAAGTCCTCTAGTAGAACTTGATGTTCCTCCCATAAAACCTCTACCAACTGTTAGATCTCCAAAGTCTGCAGAGTTTCCTGCTGTCATTATTGTAATATAATCTATTTGAGCACTGTTAGGTGAATCACCCTCTCCTGAAAATAAACCTCTAGTAGGTGAAGCTGCAGGTCCTAATCCTCTTTTAGCAGATGTTAAATCTCCAAAGTCTGTAGCATTACCAGCACTTGGTATTGTAATAAAATCAATTTCATTTTTTTGTACAGGTGCGGCTCTACCACCAGCACATACTCCTCTTACTTTATTAGCAAGACCAGAAGCTGAAGCTCTTGCAACAGTTAAATCTCCAAAATCAATTGCATTACCTCTTGTTTCAAAAACAATAGAATCTATGGTGTCTGTTGATGGAGATGTTCCTGCAACACAACCTTTAATATTATTAGCCATAACAGCAGCGCCACTTGAAACTGTTCTTGTTAGATCTCCAAAATCACTAGCATTACCTGTGGTAGAGATTGACCAATACTCAACTGCGTTAGTATAAGCAGGGGTAGAATTTTCTCCACCAAAATGACAAGCTCTATCTTTGTTATCAGATACTCCAACGCAATCTATTGCACCACCCATCCCTGAGTGTTGAGTACAGTAGTAATATAATACATAAGGTGTAGCACTTGTAACTTCTATTTGAGTGTATGCTCCAGAACTTCCTGGTGTTCCGTTAGTGGTGACTCCTGTTGTATATTCACTACCTCCACTATGGCTTCCTCCATTAGTTTGTGAAAAACGTAAAGGATGTCCACCGTTGGTGCTATCTGCTTGATCAAACTTGTAAGTCCCTCCAGGAAACAAAACAACATATTGCTGTGTATTACCATCAATAGCATACTTGTTCCCGCCTGAGTCGACAACTGTAACTTTATAATCAAATGTTAATGACCTAGCCACCGATTAACCCTCCATGTCCATTGCACTCAGTTGCGCCATGTCTTTTTGCTTCAACTAAATCTCCAAAATCTGTTGCATCACTTGTTGAGGCTATGGTTACAAAATCTATTGTGTTAACATAAGTTGGGGTTGAACCACCAGCTGTTAAACCTCTAACGGAATTAGATCCCCCTGAAACGTATCCTCTTGCTTGTGTTAAATTTCCAAAATCTGTAGAGTTACTTGTGGTTGCCATCGTAATATAATCAATGACATTAGAATTACTTGGTTCAAATCCTCCTGAAAATACACCTCTTGTTGAACTTTCAAAACCTGCTAAAAATTTTCTATCAACTGACAAATCTCCAAAGTCAGTAGCATTACCAAGTGTTGATATGGTAAAGTATTCAATAATGTTTGGTCCAACTGAAGCAGGATCTTTTTTTCCTCCACCCACAATCGCTCTAGTATTGGAATTAACACCAGCTAAATATTCTCTTTCATCACTTAAATTTCCAAAATCTGCTGCATTACCTAAACTTGATATGGTTACATAATCTACTTCATCCTCACCGCCGCCAGAACCAGCATAACCACCTAAAGTTAAAAACCTTGTATTATTAGAAGCTGCTGCAACACCATCTCTTCCGACTGTCAAGTTTCCAAAATCTTTAGTTGCTCCAAGAGTGCTATATTCTGCATATCCAATTATATTACTTCTTCCAGGGTCTGTGCCACCTGAATAAACAAATCTAGTTTTATTACCTCCGCCAGCAGAGGCATGTGTATTTGCTGTCCCTAAGTTTCCAAATATACTTGCATTACCTGTAGTAGAAACCGTCATAAAATCTACAGTCGTAATACCTGAACTTCCGTCATAACCACCAGCATATAACATTCTGTCCCCACCAGCTTCGTTAAATGGTAATGGTCTTGTTCCCATATATCCATCGTTTAATCCGCCGTGTGAATTACTATTACCACCAAAATCGTTTCTAGCTGAAACTAAATCTCCAAAGTCAGTTGCTGTTCCACCATTATTAATAACTAAAGTATCTATAATATTATAAGCTCCAGATGGATCATAGCCACCAGCCCAAAAACCTTTTACTGAGTTATTAGCACAAGTTAGATTCCATCTAGCTTGAGTTAAATCACCATAATCAATTCCATTACCTTGTGAAGCTAAAGTAATAAATTCTACTTTATTTGTTGCAGATCCAGAAAAACCTCCGCCTATAGTTCCTCTTGTTGATGATGAAGCACAACCAACTGTTGAAGTTGCAGCAGTTAAATCACCAAAATCTACAGCGTCACCTGTTGTAGCTATTTCTACAAAGTCAATTACATTACTATCAGATGGTGTAGAGCCACCACAAAAAACAGCTCGTGTAGGAGAATTGTTTTGTGTACTTCTATTTCTTCTTGAAACTGATAAATTACCAAAATCAGTAAAATTACCTCTAGATTCTAAAGTGCAATAATCAATCACATTTGAAGGTCCACCACCTCCAGATACAATACCTCTTATAGAATTAGACGTCCCACCAGATCTAGCTCTAGCTGATGTTAAATCACCAAAGTCTGACGCGTTACCAGTAGTGTTAAATATTATTTCTTCAACGGTGTTAACCGTTGAAGCTGGTGTTGTACCTTGCGCTATCACCATTCTTGTAAAATTAGCCATGGTGGCAGTTGAAGATACGTCTGCAGATAAATCACCAAAGAATGATGCATCACCAGAAGAGGACATAGTTATAAAGTCCATCATACTTGTGTAAACTGGTTGTTGATTACCACCAGCAAATACACCTCTTGATCCTGCATTTGGCCAATACCCACCCATTACCGCGTCATAGACTTCACGCAGGTTCCAAACGCCTGATGCGTTATCGAGTTGCGGGTAGTTAGCCATTTACTAACCTATCTTTTTAGACCAGATATATGTGGCTGCTTGTGTTTGATCAAATGGTACAGTTGCGTCTGGATCATCAGAACTATGATCTATATCAGTCCAAGAAGATGTATAACTATCTAAATAAGTTTTTACATCTGCTTCACTTGCAAGTTCACCAAGTCCTATTTCACTTGAACCATCAACCGTTGCACCTATCATAACTTCAGAAGTATCTGGAAAATATCCACCATCATCTATCCATGTTGGAATTGTCCCTGCATCTGTAAGTTTGTATTTAACTATCTTGTTTGCCATTTGGTTTCTCCTTATTATCTAACAGTTTAGTATTGAGCGACTCTTCATCGTATAGCTTAAACCCTCTTCGTTCTGCAAACTTTACAGAGTCACCTGAGAATTTATCAGCGCACGCTTCTAACCATACCATGGTCATTTCGTGGGTAGGCGCTTTGCCTTGTTCCATTAACGTATTCTCCATCTTCAAATACGCATAGATTTCTGCTTGTGCCTGAGCACTATTTATACCCATATCGAAGAGATAAATCAAGTTTCCTTCGTCGATGACTCCACCCCTTGCTCTAGCAGCATTTAGGGCTTGTTTCATACAAGTCATGACGTGATACCTTGATTCTTCCTTCTCATACTCTTCCTCGGTAATGTCTTCTTTACCTAGTTTTTTAAGGATACTTTTGTATTGATTAGTAAAGAAGTTCATCTTTCTAATCGCTCCAGATAC